GTAAAATATTAGCGTTCGTCTATAAATAGTACAAAAACTAATTAGAGGCGAACCGACAAATTTTATAAAAATCGAGTTACCCCAACAAATCAGAACTAAATTGTGCGGATGTGCTTTTGGGCACACCTGACAAAATAGAAATATAATCTGGAGGGTAATGTAACATAAGAAGGTATCAAAAAGAAAGAAAAATTCTGAACTACATGATCATAGTTCTCTACACGATATCAAGCTCTGTAGGATTGACTAAACAAATTGGGTTGAGTGAAAAGCTTGTAAAAACTTTGTTTAGATTTATTAAGTGGGGGCTGTACCGGCTGTGACTCTAGCCATTAAAGGCACGGAGACAAAACAGCCAAAATTGCAATCGTCGGCACCAGACCTGTAATAAGGCGATGTTCTAAGATTAACATTAGTTTGATACTGCAACTCTAACACATTACTATTCGCTCCTGAAGCTTGACTGAAGCTATAAGAAGCTCCAATACCAACAGCTTGAGCAGCACACGGACTAGAATGTGTATAGTGATAATAAGGTACTTGAACAGATAAACCTCCTAGAGTTTGTAAACCCCAACAAATTTGACTACTTGCTGAGTTATCTAAGAAAGTTTGGCTATTAGTATTGCTTATATCAAAGATTTCAGGTTGATCAGCTTGATCAGCCCCTGTGGGTCTAAGAGAAGCAATTATATTACCATTAGTATTTGTTACCATATGTCTAATTCTAACACCACCACGTTGTAAGGCGTAGACGGATGAAAGAATAGCATAAGGATCATATGTTACTTCCTTCTCTGCAGGAGGTGAAGTAACTGTATACGTCCATGCCCAAGGAAGGACGCGAACATTTTGAGTCGTGGCAGATGTATTTAAAGTATAACCCATATATCCACCACGCTTAAGTAAGGAACGGAGAGAGGTAATAGCTTCACCAACACAATGTTCTTCTTTATCATAACTAATCTCGCCCCTAATGGTTCCACCAACAGTGGATACATCATTAAGAGTAGGATTAGCGTCAGACTCTGCATTAAATAATGACCCCATTTGCAAGGTTGCAGGAATCATTGGACATCTGAGAGTAGCTCTAGGTACTGAAAATTTTAAATCAGGAGCACCAGCTACTTCAAAAAGAATTGTGGCATAATTACTGACAGTTTCTGGAGCAACAAGTTCATCTAGGACGAATAGTGCCCAAGAACCATAAGGAGCTGTGTTATCAGTGCTAAGAGTGCCAACATCACGCCATGGAGTAATGCTAACATAAGGTACTTCGATAGTGAATTCATTTTGCTCACGTACGTCAAGAATCGTCTTATGTAGATATGGAGTATCCGCATAAGCAATCGTTCCATCAAAACATGCGCTTTCATAAGGGTTAAATGCAAATAGCAAACGACCAGAATGGAATTCAGTCTTAATGACCTTGATCTTAATAACAAAACCGCCAGAATAACGCTGGAAGAATGAGGCTGCAAAGCTGACAGGAGTATGTTGGTACTCAGCAGTAGCAGTTGAGTAAGGAACACAACGCATGTCCCAAGGATCAAGTAAACCTGACATGAGTAAAGTTCCCTGTGTAGCCGATAATGGCCATTGGACTTCATTCCAATAGCCAAAAATACTCTTAAGATAATTAATACTAAGCTCATCGGTATCAACAGCCGAAAATCCTGGAGTAACTCCGATGTGGTTATCACTGAACAAAGACAAAGGCTGAGAATCATCCGGCTGGTCTTCATTTGCAATGTATGGATGTGGAAAACGATTCATACGACAGAGTTTGTCATTGATGTTTGGTTTACTCCAACCAAGAGAAGACGCAGCATTAGAAGCCATTTTGGTAACCCAAGAAATGGGGCCAGCCACACTAGAGAGAAGAGGCACTTTAGACAATTCTTCGGTTCCCTCAGAAACAAGTTTCAATCCACCAGATAAAGGCTTCTTTGAATCCTGTTCTTGTTGAAAGATATCAACATTCTTTCTAATATTGCGACCCACACGATTACGAGGGGTAAAACCCGATTGAGCTTCAACTCTAGCGTTCGTGGGACGAGTTGTTGCATTGGGAATCGTATTACCGAATACTTCAACGTCTTCATAATGAACCCATAGTGTGAAACCGGCCTCGAGTTCACCAGCAGCAGCAGCCAGAGGAGAATAAGGATAAATAAACACTTGACCAGGATCACCAAAATATTCCAAGTTAGAAGTTGGGTTCCAACATAAAGCAGGAAAAGCTCCTTGATATGGAATCCTAAGTTGAACTGAAGTATCAGTATTAAGATCTAATTCTACATGATGCAACTGAGTAACTTGACACTTGTTAGCCCGATGCATATCATTCCAATTGGTCATTTGACTAGTAGTAGCTGGATTGAATTCAGCACCACCAGTAGGAATGAAGGCCAAAATGTAACGTCCTTGCTGAAAACGAGTGGCGTTGACCTGTAAAGTAACAACAGTCGTATAACGGAGTGACATAACACCAGACAACTTATCAACAAACATAGCATTAGTTCGAAGGGGAAGTGAGGTTGCAAATTGACCAAAGGTCGTTGCAATATCTGTATTAGTAAAATTACCTTGCATATAGTTATATGGTTTTGCCAAGAAACTTTTAATAGTTGCTGGCAAACCATCATTTGGTAACGAAAGTAAAGATGAAGGAAGTTTGATTTCATCATGAAGAGTAGCCATATCTACGACAGCATCATCTGCAGTACGCATTGTACTACCGTCATTCTTTTGAATGTCTTCTCCTCTGACAATATCAGTTCTTCGATCTAAGTCAATGGGCAAATCAGTAGACTCGCCAGATTGAGCTTCAACATAGTAAATTTGTGAATCTAGCATTTCCATCCAGGCTGAGCGATTCAATAACTCAGCGGGATAATCATTTTTAACATATTGGTTCATATTTTTCATAGGGTTTAATTGTGTACGTTTATACTTTAGAGATAACGCACAGTCTCTGTTAGATTACGCCTTAACTAACTGGCGGAGTTATTGAATTAACAATAATTTTCTTGATTACAAATAAGGGACAAGTTTTGAGAAAAGCTCATCACCTTAGGAAAGTAACCAAGGTTTTGTTGAGAGACAGTGGCAATTTTCTTAGACCAAAAATTGTACACTTCCGATCCATGGAGTGCCAATTCCCTTAAAACAGAATCGACATTATCAATAGAAATTTCATCAGCATTTGCACCACGCTTAGACCAATTGAGAATCTCTAATTGGCGTTCAATTTGGTGAGGCGCAACATATCTTCCAACTTTGGAACATTTTCTCCATCTGCGTTTAAGAAATTCGACTTCCGTGAGATGTCTCATTTCAACATTAACGACATCTTTAGTCTCACTAGTATAGACTAAACCAAGTTCAGACATATACTTGCCAACGGTTACTTCTGTAAAAATTTTTGAGTACTTTCCATGAACGGAGAATACGTTATCATCGCCCATAGCAATTAAATAACAATAATCATTAAACTGAGTCTTAAGCATAGGATCAAAATCAAATGCCCGATTCCAACAATATCTGAAAGCAATTCCGTTATACATAGTATTCACAACTGGCGTTAAGGGGTGTCCAGAAGGCAATGATGTACCCCATTCATAGATGCATTTACCTTGTATATGAATAGAATTGGTCAACTCAAGCCATAAGACTTTTCTAATTAGAAAATTTTCTTCACCATCATCATACCAGTTATTAATAACTTCCAAAATCTTTTTATGAATATATGGCTTTTCTGTACCATCGAATTTAGAGTAATCACCAGCACCGACATTTTTACAATCCCCGGGCGAGAATCTTTCCAAATGTTTGGCAATCATATCCCATTCTTGAGAATATACATTTACACCAATGGCACTTTGATTAAAGACTCTATTACGCTTATACCAGAGTTGATAGGCTCCAAAATACATTCTATATAATATAAGTAAGTCAATGGAGCTTGCTGAAATCAATCTAGTCTTAAAGCCATCAGCCTTTTCAATAGGACGTAACTCATCTTTTAAACAATCCATAAAAATGTGTTCAGAACGAACACCTTTGGAAGCTTGATCAATAGAATTCAAAACGCGAGCTTTGAGCATTTGACAATAATCACCATCTAAATTGAAATCAGCCTCATTTCCAAAGAAAAGTTCCTTACCTTTTCCTTTAAAATCCTTAGGCTTCATAACAACATCAGGGTATCCAGGAGATGTTCTACGATTAATAGATTCAAATTCAGTATTAGGAATACCAACAACAGCTTCTTCAAAAGTATACAATCTCTTTTCCTCTTCGTGTACTGCGGAATGGAATAAAAAGTCCTGATATTGATCAGTTGCAGCGTCAATAACATCTTTCTTAAGAATGGGAACATCCATACGATAATTAGCCATAGCATATTTCCAAGGGTCTCGGATTTCATCACCAACACGTTCAGCACGCAATTTAGCTGGTTTCATATATGGGGAGGATAGCTGACCTTGCATTCTTGAAGGAATGATAACAGTACGCGATGCCAAAGAAGGTGCAACGGGTGCATCTCTGTAAGCATCAAAACGACCATCTCCAACCAATGGTGTTCCAAATTCTGACTGAACGTCATCAACATTGCAAGAGATCTTATGTTCAGCATCAAATAATTCAAGACATTCCTCGATCATTTCATAAGAGAAAAGAGAAGAATAGCCCATGTTCTGATGAGGTGATCCAGCAACATGAATGCCACAGATCTTGCGGTTTGGTAAAGACGGGCTAAGAACACCAAGGATAGTCCCACAATCGCCTTTAGATGTAGCAACGTTGTAAGCCATGGTTGTTTTAATTTCATAAGGCTCTAAATCAACATCATTAACTAAGACTCTCTCCATAGTTTTACCATGTGTTTGAACTGTACTCATCATCTTTCCGGTTTTGCCCAAAATACAGACAGGTTTTCTACCTAAAGATGCTAAGTCTTTTTCAGTCATGATATATTTCATAATATCACGTCTGGGCTGGACATCAGGTAAGTTAACTAAAATAAGATCTTGATCTTTCAAAACAGGAGTTTCCTGCAAGTCATACATAATGTCAGCAATGGACAACATAATAGTTTTACACCCTTCATTAGCGTTGACGGTGCCACGAAGGCGGAACTCAGCATTCTGTACTGTTTCTGGTTCTTCCTCTAAACGGTAAGCGAGGGCGTCAATAAAATGTCTAGGCATAATAGCGATTGTGCCTTTAAGGAAGGTAACGAAACCTAACTTAGTCCATTCAGAATCTGCACTCTTACGAGAACTAAATTCATAGACGTTATGTCTAAGGATCTTTTCAACAATGTGTTCCCCTTGTTTGTCACTAACTAATGAAATCTGAGATTGAACCATTGCCTTACGAAGACTCTTAATATCACGTCTAGGAGCTTTCTTCTTAGCTTGCTTTAACTTATAGTCTCCCTCAGCTTCCTCAGGATTACGCATAATTTCTTTAAGGTCTCGATTCTCACCAAACATCTTGAAACTGTAGAAAATGGCCACGATCGAAGCCATGGTAGTAGCAGCTAGTAAAGCGTTTTTCCAACTAACAAAGTCGAGATACTCTTTATCCTTAGACATATATCCTTTGATAGACGAAATAGAATCTTTAAACCTGTCTTTAAGGCTCTCCATTAAACCACGCTCGGGCAATTCATCACAGGTGACCCAGATATATGAATTGAATTCTTCATCATGTTTGATAACATTAACGATATCTTCAATTGGATTATTGAAGTTAAAAAGATTATCCCTAACAGTAAAATTATCTAATAATGCTGATAGAATATCGTCAACACTCATATCGGTTTTGTAACAATCAATACTATTAATTAGAGTTGCTAATCTTCTTTTTAATTCCGGGAGTCTTGACTCTTCTAAACGATCAACTCGAGCCATTAAGAAGCTGCGTTTTTCATCAGATAAGTTGTTAGTCAATTCAACGAAGTACTCGATACTTTCGTTAGTAATTGCCTCCGGAATCTCATAAACGATTTCACGCTTCCAGAATGAAATCTCAGGTCTGATTGCATATTTAGCATACTTCTTACGTTGATTCTTAAGTTCGATGAGTTTTTGTTCATAACATTTCTTATTGAATTCATAGGCATCAAGCATTCTTAAAACGACTTCCTCAAAGTTACAGATTCTCCCAGTTGGTTTACCAGTCATAAGATTGATCTCATGGAAGTCTAAAACTTCATCAGGGTTTGTAGAAGATATGCCCAACTCTCCAATAGGTAGTTTTTGCATATTAACTTTTTGCGCCATCATGTTGGTGCGGTGATCCAACTTTTTGTACTCATCTCTAGGTACAGGAATGTACGTAAATTTGAATCTTCTAAGCAGTGCTCCTTTATCGTGAATACTCTGTACGTCGAGTTTTTCAGAATTGGAAGTGCAGATAACAAACTTACATTGGAAACTAGTGTTTCCTTTATCAGCCAAATCAGCCATATGTAAGTCGTAATTTTGTTCATTAACGGCTCTAATTATATTAAAAACTTCCGAATCACCACCACCGGCAACGTCTCTGATTTGTAAGAAATCATCAAACATACAAACGATTTTATCAGAATTGTACTTGTCCCAGTATTCACTTTCAATCATGCGGTTGTAAATAAACCTTTCTGGTGTAGTTTCGAAGGCGGATCTCTTAGATTCCTCAACCACAGCACTACATAAAGCATGAGCCATGTGTTGCATAGTCTGGGTTTTTAAAGTTCCAGGGCCCCCTTGCAACAAAATAGCAACGGGTTCTTGGCGAAGGCCTTCAGTCATGAATCCACTATCCATAAATGCTTTGGCATAAGTAGTCAATCTCTGAAGGGCTGAATGCATAGTACTCACTAATCCTTGTGTAGCAGTGGTCTTAGGCAAATCTCTCATCAATTTCTGTCCTTCAGATAAAGTCTCCTTAATCAATGAATAATTGTCATAAGTAAAAGTTAATTTCTTTTCCCTATAACAATCATCTATATTGAAAACCTTTTCTGTAAAGTCTCTATATACAGGATCAGAATTTTGAGTAAGCATAAAAACTTTTTCATACTTATCCCCGTAACCAGCATTGTAAATAACCGTCTCAATAACTGTCAACACTAAATTAATAATATTTTGAACTGCCATTTTTGCAGTTCCAAACAGTCTCAGGCTATCACCAGTAAAAATGTTAGAATTCTTAGACTCTTTGCCCACAATAAATAAACTCATAGCGGTAGCAATTTCAGAGACATAAGATGTCATACCAACTTCAGCTCGGACAGCATCTAATTCAACTTGATCAACATTAACTTGTCTATTAACTAACTCAGTTAATTTTTGAAAAATCGTATACTTACTAAGGAAAACACCAATTTCATCACGATGAGCATAAGCTAAAATAGCCATACTAATAGCAGCTATTGAGTAACTTTTATCACGAAGGGAAATAAATAAGCCCACTATGCATAGAGAAATCGCTATTTTCTTTAAAACGTCCTTTCCAACATTTTCGCACATAGATTGTACCTTATCAGACAGAGTTTCAGCAAGCTGATCTTTATTTTCGACAGCATCATTAACACTACCAATGATTTGGTTGATCTTAGCAATGTTATCAGCACTCAAAGCGCTCTTAAGTTGAGTCATAACATCTGAGATGTCATCGCCAAAACCAAAAATCTGTGCTTCTACACGATTCTGATTTTTAAATCGAAAAGTTTGATGGCCAATACAAGCCTCAACTTCTCTATTTCTATACGCAAGGAGTAAAGTATTATTTTTATTAGAATTCATCAAAGTAAAGTACAATTCGCCAGTAATTTGATCCTTAACACACAATAATCTCATTTCATATGAATTATTGGTCTCAAACAAATTATAAGCCTGCGAAATCCATTTTTGTGAATCCTCAGGAATAAAAGAGTAGTAATCCAAATGGTTACTTTCAAAAGCATCAACAATAAGTTTTTCAATACTCATTCTAGTAATTCTCTCGAAAAATACAATACTTTTATTTTGTAATTTGGGTTCATTAACAAAATCTGAAGCAATGTGCACCAAGTGATTAATAAAGTTAGAAACTAATTTAGGATCATAATAATCAATATTAGAATAATCTATGAAAGTAGTAGGAATTTTTGAGATTACAGATTTAGGCAAATCATTCAATCTCAAGTACTGGTTTTTCTTAGTGCGCTCGACATGAACGTAAGGCCTATCAACTTGGTACAAATTATCCCAGGAAAATGTGGGGTCTTGAATGTTTTTATCAACTCTCTTTAGGAGTTCATCAAATTGCTCTTTAGTAATAATAGCGCTCATATTGAATAATAGTTGTGTCGTCTGCAATAATAGTATAAAGTGGGGTTTAAATTGGAATTTCTGACTTTTGATTGCGGAAAGCCTGAAGACCTAGTACTAAAACCGCATTTTAAAGAGTTTGTTCTCTATCGATAAAATCGATCTGTTTTATACGTGTATTCTTCTCACGGCGTAATTATTTTTGGGTTTTATAATTTTATAATATAATAATGTTTTTGGTAGAATAATAATGTTTCAATAGCATTCGGCTGACTTCTTACAGCGGTGTTTACACATTCGTTTTCTTTTTGTGTTCGGTTCAGTCATGTAACTAACATAGCACATCGCAACATAACATAGCAAACTTTTATATTGTTTTTGGCGTTCTTACGCGGAACTTTTATAGTTTTGTATATATCTTTGGTAATCATATGTAATAGTATTAATGCAGATATAATCATTAATCTATTTTAAAAGGATGTTAGGGTTAAAAATTAACAAATCAATTAAGATGGGGCCGTCAGGCACTCACTAATCAAAATCTAAAATACGCTCAGGTACTAGTACGTTCAAGCGCCAGTGCTTAGTAATAAATTACTCTAGTTATACGCTGTATATACAGTCCATCAAGTGGGCTAACATCTCTGAATAGCCAACGTTTTCACTCATATTAGTACGGCTATTGCAATATTTTCTTATGTTCGATCTTACAAAATTTGTAAGTTCTACAATAGAGGATCTCATCCCG